GAGCCGTATTCTTCCGTGGCGATAGCAAGGCCGATAGCATTCTTTGCCATTGCGATGGGACCGTAGCCTATCAGACCGTCATATCCGAGGGCCGGCACATGGAGCACATCCTCTGGCTTCAGCCTTACCGTTCCGGTCGTAAGCCCGGGTGCATCACCGTCACTTACCATGTACTCATAGAAAAGATGGCCGTGTTCATCCCTATCCACAGTCATACGGTTAGGCATCAGAGGATAAAGTCCCACGACTTCTCCCCGGCCGTTCCGGATGATCTGCGAATATGAGTTCCCCCACAAGAGAAGATGTGTTAGCATCGTCTCCCGGTAGATGAAACTGGTCATCTCCGCATTCGGCTCGTCATGCAGAAGGAAATACAGCGGATGGTCCGTTGCCTTCTCCTTACCGCCTGAATCGGTCATCCTGTAAAGATGAAGCGGCAGTGATGCAATGGCTTCCGAGAGCACCCTCACACAGCTGTATACTGCAGTCATCTGCATTGCCGTGCGTTCATTGACACGCTTGCCGCTTGTAGTGCCTCCGAACAGGAAACTGTATGCGCTTCCGTTAGTCCTGTTCTCAGGCTTGTCTCTTGAATTGAATAGTGATGTAAAGAATCCCATACTTCCCTCCGTCAGAATACTAAAAGACCCCGGCTGTCATATACTGACTCCGAGGTATCGTTTCCGCATCGTATCGCACGGTCGAGTGCCATGATCATGGCCACTGCGCCGTCTATCTTTTCTGTTGATTTGGACTTGTCCGCCTTGATGTTTCCGGCAGGATCCGTCCTTATGTATATATTGTCGACCATCCAGGCAAGTGCCGGATTGCCGCCGTGTGCGAGTCTCTGTTCCAGCGTCAGCTTCATCAGTTCCTTTGTTGGCGGGGACATCGATGCAAACCCCTGACCGAACGGCACGACTGTAAAGCCCATGCCTTCCAGGTTCTGCACCATCTGTACTGCGCCCCATCGGTCGAAAGCGATCTCACGGATATTGAACTTCTCCCCGAGCCGTTCGATGAACTTCTCGATGAAGCCGTAGTGGATGACATTACCTTCAGTGGTCATAAGAAAGCCCTGCTTCTGCCACTTGTCATAAGGAACATGGTCGCGCCGGACACGCAGTTCCAGCGAGTCCTCCGGAATCCAGAAGTACGGGAGCACAGTGTATTTATCATCCTCATCAAGCGGTGGGAACACGAGCACGAATGCTGTGATGTCCGTTGTCGATGAAAGGTCGAGTCCCCCGTAGCATACCCTTCCGAGAAGGTCTTCCTCCCGGACAGGAAAGTCGCACTTCTTCCAGGCTTCGGAAGGCATCCACCTTACCGCCGATGACACCCACTGATTAAGGCGGAGCTGCCGGAAGGCATTCTCTTCTCCCGGATTCTGCTTTGCCGACTCGCATGCGGCTTTCACTTTGTCGATGCCGACCGTGATACCAAGAGACGGGTTCGCCTTCTTCCACACTTCCGGATCCGTCCAGTCCTCATCCTTCTCCGCTCCATATATGACCGGATAGAAGGACGGGTCATGTTTCCTTCCCTCAAGGATGTCCTTTGCCTTCTGATGCACCTCGTAGCAGATGCTGTTGGTGTCGTTTCCGGCAGTGGTTATAAGAAAGAACAGCGGCTGCCTTCTGCTGTCACCGCTGCCCTTGGTCATCACATCGTACAGTTTCCGGTTAGGCTGGGTATGCAGCTCATCGAATATGACCCCACTCGTGTTGAAGCCATGCTTGTTCGCCACATCAGCTGACAGCACCTTGTATTTGCTGTTGGTCGGATTGTAGATGATCGTCCTTGTCGATTTCTGTATCGTCACACGGTTCCGGAGTGCTTTGCACAGCATCACCATGTCCACCGCCACATCGAACACGATCTTTGCCTGGTTGACATCTGCAGCACAGGAATATACTTCCGCTCTCTGCTCACCGTCAGCGCAGGTCAGATACAGGGCTATGGCAGCCGCAAGCTCGCTCTTGCCCATCTTCTTCGGGATCTCAACATAGGCAGTCGTGAACTGCCTGTAACCGTTTGGCTTAAGAGTTCCGAACACATCCCGGACGATCTGTTCCTGCCAGTCGATCAGTTCGAACGGCTTCTCATACCATTCACCCTTCGTATGGCAAAGCTGTTCGATGAACGCCACGGCAAAGTCTGCAGAATACTTATCGTAATACGAGTCATCAGCCATGAACCTTGTCGGTTTGTATTTCTTCAGCTTCCTCATCATCCGTGTCTTCACCTTCTTCATCGTCTATAGGGATGAGCTGTGACGGATCGGATACCATAGCGTCATACGGCAGCTCGTTTCTGTCTATCAAAAATCTCATGGTTACCTCCGGGCATAAAAATAAGACCGTCTCCGGTCTTCGTGGTACGAGACACAGAGCCTTCCGGCTCCGTTCTCTGTTATCTTCTTTTCTGTTTACTTATTTCTTCTCGATGGCTACAAATCCGAACTGGTCGAAAAGCCCGCCTTTGATCTGCCAGATCTCGAAGCCGTCCATCTCGCCAATGTATCTCTCGTCTCCGAGAAGCTTCTCAACGATCATCGCGTGGCATCTTGTGTTGTTGTAGGAAAAAATGATTTCTTTGCGTTCCATGTTCTCGCCCTCCTGCTTTCCTTTTGGTATGTGTATAATCCCGTAAAGTACAGATAATAGCAAGTCAATTCTGCAGAAAATGTAGATTTTATTTTCCCATCGCCCAGGCGATCGCATGTCCGTCATCCTCGAACTCGACCCCGCTGACTGCTCTGATCCCGATGGTGCTTTCGCAGTCGTGATCGCCGTCTTCGAGGTATTCGTAGGTGGCTGCGAACCAGCTCGGCTCGTTCATGCCGTTGTAATAATATCCCGCAAGGAGCACTCTGTCTCCGAAGTTCAGGATCTTTCCGTCCATTCCGGAGAATCTCATCTCCAGATCTTCGGGTGTGCTCGGGTTCGGCAGTCTGTAGGTTTTCATTCCTTCGTTAATGGTCATCTTCGTTTCCTCCCTGCTTTGTGCTTCTCTTTTGGTATGTGTATATTCGCTCTGATCCGCACATATAGCAAGTTATATTTTCACATTATCGAAGTATTTATTCCTGGCCGTCAAGGTCTGCTCCGTGGCTGTAGATCGTGGCAATGATCTCCTCCTGCTCCTGCTCATCCACGCCGATACTCGCAAGTGCCTGCCTTGTACCGCACTCCGGGCAGATATATGTCTTGTTGTCTGTCCTCGACAGTGCCGGATGCTCCGTGTAATGTCTTCCGCACAGCGGGCATATTGCGTCTCTTTCATATCTTTCCTTCATCTCATCATCTCCTCGCTTCTTCTCACTGCATCGATCAGGAACCGTTCATCAAATCCGAATGCTCTGTATCCTTCAAGGCATGTCCTGTAGTATCCCTCTGTCGGGATACCCGGTTCGCTCTGCTCGTTCATGATATACACGAACGCATCTCTCACCCTGGTCTTCCCCGTCCGGATGCCTTTGACCGCGATCCGCATGTCCTTCTTGTAATAGAACCTCGGATAGCCTTCGTAGCGGTCGAGTGCTTTCTCATCCTCGCCGGACACTTCCCAGACTGTCACAGGAACGCTTTCCCCTTCAGCCTTTTCGATCGTGAGGTAGGATCCGGTCATGCTCCCTTTGAACAGCAGCTCATAGTCCCTGATCTCACCTGTTCCGATGATCCTTGCGTCAGGACATCTCCACCTCATTTGCGGTACATTCAGATTGCTTCCGTATGCTATGTAATACCGTTTCATCATGCTTGCTCCTTTCCGGGCTGTCAGCCCTTCTACCGCCTTAAGACCGCCGAAGCGGTCGGTGTGCGGGCTACCTTGGCTGCGTCCTTCAGGCGGCTGCTCTGCCGTTTCTGAAGGCTGCATCTCCGGAAAGGTTGCGGGTCAGAAAGTCTCTCGCTGTTGCGAACTCCTCGCCGATGAATCCGAGTCTTAAAAGCCATGTTCTCATCGCGTATTTCGGATTCTCATTCTGCTGCGGTTTTGCGCTTGCTCCTCTGACCTCTTTGGCCATCTGGGAAAGTGCAAGGCAAAGCTGAATGTAGCTCTTGAGCTGTCCTGCGTGGATCCCGTTCTGTTTTCCGTTCTCCGGTCTGTCAAACTGGAAGAGCCGGAATTCGATGGTCCCTTTCGTGAAGGTCGCGTGGTAGTTCAGCATGTGGTATCTGCTGTCGTTGTAATGGTGGTTCCGTCCGTAGTTTGCATTCTGCGAGTCGTACCAGATCTCTGCAAGTTTTGCCATCGTCTTTGGTTTTCTTCTGTTCAGCCTCTCGAGGAATCTCGGATCGACCATCCTGCAGTACTGTCTGATGCGTCCTTCGTCAAGCTTAAGGGCTTCTGCAATGAGGCTTTCGTGGCTCGCCATGATGTTGGCAAGGTTCCGGAGGGTCTGTGGTGTGTGCCCGTTCGCTCCGATGTGGATGTGGATCCCGCAGCCTCTTGTGGCATCGCTCTTTGCTCCGGCGTGTCTCATCTGTCTGCAGAGTTCCTGCAGCGTCGGGATGTCTTCGTAGGTAAGGATCGGCGTGACAAGTTCGCATTTCTGATCGTCGGGGCCGTTGATGGAAACGTCCTTCTGGAATTTCCATTCTCTGCCCTGCCCGTCCCATGCGCTCCAGGTCTGGTAGCCGTTCCTTGCCGCTGTGTTCTCGTATCTTCCTGTTCCGAAGAAGTCGGCGGCGATCTTCGCTGCTCTGCTTCTCGTGATGCTGTTCATCTCGACCTCGACCCCGATGGTCTGCTTTTTCATTTCCTCGATCTGTCTTGCTGTTCTCGCGTTCATCGTTTTCCTCCTAAAGCCCAGTGTTTTCAATGGTTTGCGGTTCTTTTTGTGTGTCTATATATCACTCTGAACGCACATAATAGCAAGTCATATTTTGCAGATAGTGTAGTATTTATTCTTATACTTTTCTTACGACATCCTCCCCGTAAATGACATTAAGTCCGCTGCCGTTGTCCCATGAGACCATAAGGCTTCCGGTATCATCAACGCCTGTGACTGTCCCCTGTGTTCCTATCGGCGGAGCCTGTGCATCATCCATCTGCACAAGCTCCACTCTCGTTCCGTTCGGATACTGCTTTCGCAGGCTTTCCACGATCTGTCTACTCGGAAATCTCATTCTTCGCACCTCCCTTGAATGCGGATGATCCGCTGAAGTTCTTCAGAAGGATCTTTCTGCTCGCCTTGAACTCATCGCCGATGAATCCGAGCCGGAGCAGGAAGCACCGGAATGCATACTTCTCATTCTCCACAGGCTTGTCTTTTCCTGTGATACGCTTGGCATCCTTCGCTGTCCTGCAGAGTGCCGTGACCAGATCCATGTAGGCTTTCACCTCATCCGGCTGTGCATCCTCTTTGAACCAGGGGAAGTCCAGCTTTCCGTCTCTCTCTCCGACTGCAAGGCTGTCCGTCCCGACCGCCTTCATGATCAGGCTTTCCTTTGATGCGATCAGCTGCTCGAGCCTTGAGATCTCATCCCCGCTCATCATCGGCATCTGTATCGCAAGTCCTCTCTGTTTGCTCATTTCTTCCTCTTCTCCGTTCTGTTCCCATTCTTCCGGGCTGACCCCCGTTGCCATGACACATGCATCGATGACTGCGGATGATCCCGCAAGGTCTGTGCTGTCCGGAAAACTCAGTTCCCCGTTCTTTCCGACCGTATAGTCTCCGATCTCGTAGGCTGCGGTCGGCATCCCCATGTAGTGGGAACTGATCCCTGTTTCTTCCTCAATGGCTCTAACCATTGCTTTCCTGGCTTCGCCTTTTACATTGAAATGAAGTACCATGTTCTGCCTCCTTTTGATCTGTGATTTTGGTATGTACATACATCACTCTAAAGGCAGAAAATAGCAAGTCATTTCTCACATATATTCAGAGAAATATGCTATTCCGGCAAGCACGAAGACCACGTTCGGAAGAGCCACGCCGTTGCCCCACATCTTATATTCTGCGGAGTCGGAATGCGGATCCTTCAGCCATCGGATGATCTGGGCATCTGTCTTCGGCTTGGATGCTCCAGTGATGACTTTCCGGTGTGTCTCAAAGACCTCTTTCCAGGACTCTATATCCTGCTCAGACGGCTCCGGTGTTTCCAGCCCGCTGCACCACCAGTCGGGAAAACCCTGCAGCCTGGCGCACTCTGTCGGCGTCAGACGCCTTACGATATACTCGCATCCGTCCGAATCGTTCACGAGAGGAGGATCCTTATAATCCGTTGCCACA